GCCTTTCAGAATGGTTCTGAAGGTTAGATAGAGGGATACCTTGCGGGTAATGCCGCAATTTCTAACAAAGGAGCCACAATGGCAAAAAGATACCACCAATCAAAAGGTGAAGGTATGGCGCGTCGTATGGATAATAGCGATCCAGTCCCTACAACAGTGAGCGGATTAGAGAAACGTGAAGCATATTCCGGCTATAAAGAAAGCCGTAAGATGATGGCACGTGATGGCGCTATGATCAAAGAAGATATGTCAGCACCGTGTTTATTGCCTCGTCAGGTAATAGATCAATACTGGCCTAAAGCTATGAACTATAAGATGGGTTATGTAGATGACTTATTTTATGGTGCTGAAAAGCAGATGCACGAAGATTATGATGATCTTAGTAAGGCGATGGGCCCGAAGAAATATTAGGAGATATGATGCCTGGACAAATAAGACCTCATAAAAAATGTATGAAAATTGCATACCAAATACTTAAGACTCCAAAGGATAAGCAACAAGATAATCAACAAAAGCCGTCCGAAGAGAAAATAAGGGAATGGTTTAGAGATTCTTCGTCCGCGCAGTAATTTAAAAGGGAGAGGGTAAAATCTCTCCCTCCAGAACTCTTTGAATATAGGCAATGATATCAGTAATTAACTGTACCGATTCATCATTGTTGTCAAAAAAGAGGGTGTGTAGACCCGCATCGATAAAACGCATTGATCCTTTAAGGTATTCAAGATCTTCGGATAAAAGAGTAAAATTTTGTTGCTCAATAGAATCAATAGCTAGCTTCAAACGAACTACTTTACCCAATAAGAAATCAGTAACATCAACCGATATGAAATGTTTTGTCTCTTTGTTCTTTAGTTGCAACTCTTGTATATCCCCTACTAAGCACATACTCGTATCAAATGCTCTTTTATAGGGAGAGTTGGGAAAAAGAGAATCAAAGTTAATTGCGGTTGTTTGTTGTTGGGTCATCATTATCATTATTATATTTAAGAGTAAAAAAACTGAAACTAAACGGATGCTTTTGGATATCCATACCCTCTTCATTTTACCTCTTCTTACATTTTCAGTAGAGATCCCTTCCATAGAATATATAGTTGCAAAAAATATTTCTTATTATCAATAAAGTTAGGTATGCTGTGCTCAACCGGGTACAGTAATTATTAAAGGAGAGTAGTATGAAGAAAATGAAGTCTAAAAAAGCTTCTATGAAAAAGAAAGCTAAGAAAATGCCCAAAGTTAAGGCTAAGGGTAAAGTCAAAAAAGTAATGCATGAATTTAAAGAAGGCGAACTTCATAGTGGTTCAAAGATGGGACCGATGGTAACTAATCCTAAGCAAGCAGTTGCTATTGCACTCAGTGAAGCGCGTAAATCAAAACGCAAAAAGCCTAAAAAATAATGGCTGAAAATAAAAAAAAGGCCGGTCAGGTAATTCTTGAACATGATAGTTTAGGACTGGATCTTGAAGCAGATATCATTGAATATCGTCGTGCCATGGAACCTGATATTATGGCCCGTTTATATGATACTGCGCTAAAGGCTAAAGATAATACAGAATATTGCGGTAAAGACTTCTATATAGTTCTTCTTACGACAATTGATGCCGTTTTAAGACAGCCCAGGATTATACCTCTTGCGCGTAAATCATGTCCCACTCCTGTCTATAAACAATCAGTATGGAAATATAGAACGGTCTCAGGAACACTTGAATTTTTATGGTCTATTCCTGATGCTCTTCTCTATTATCATATACTCAGAAATCAGACTAAATATTTAGCCGACAAAGAAACCGCTGATCTGGCTAAATTTGTGGTGTTGATGGAGAGTGGGGAGCTTTTGGATTGGGTGAAGAAAGAAAATGGTGAAAAAAGAGATGCAGTTATCAAGATTAATAATGAGGAGAGTGCATGATCGATGAATTGAATCCAGAAGCAGAACATATGTTTCCTTCTGAACCAGAAAAACCTACTGCTCAGAAGGAACAGTCCCAAAATGTGGCAAAAGAATCAGAAAAAGAAGAAAACTTACGTATTTTAAGGCAACGAGCTGAAGCTGCCGAGCGAAGATCACTTGAATTAGAGCGCATGATTCAAATGAACATGTCTAATAATCAGCAATCTACTAAGGTGCAACTTGCCGACGCAGAAGAAGATGATTTTGATGTAAGTGATGATACTTATATTGAAGGTAAGCATCTTAAGAAATATGTGAGAGGCCTTAAACAAGAGCTTAAAAATACGAAGAAGCAATTTGAAGAATATAATCAGCAAAATGCTTTAACCCAAGCTGAGATGCGATTAAAATCCCAATTCAGTGATTTTGATAGTATAGTAAGCACCGAAAATTTACAGAAATTGGCACAGCAGAAACCTGCATTACATAGAACTATTTATGCCAATACTGATATATATGATCGAGGATATACTGCCTATGAATTAATTAAGAACAGCGGTATATTAGCTGATCAATACCAAGCACTCGATAAACGAGTAGAAGATAATAGATCTAAGCCACGTTCTGCGGCTAATGTTGCTCCTCAATCAGGAGAGACACCATTGGCCCGCGTTGGCGATTATGATCGTCGCGTTTTAACTGAAGATCGCAAAGATCAACTTCGACGCCAAGTTGAAGAAGCTAAGCGCTACAAACAATAGCCATCCTATAAGTGGGCCTAGGTTTTTTAAGCTCTTCCTGGGCCCCTTCTTTTATATATTGCCTTTTTGCAAAAATTATCATTATACTTTCTTTCAGCGTAACGCAATCTCGCTAATTGCAGACGTATATAAGGCCTCGTCATCCTTCTCTTTCGGCGTAATGGAGCTCGCCACTTCATGGACGTAATGAGTTTTCGTCCGGCTCATTGTGAAAAAGAAGATCTATATACGTTTGTATTTTAGGAGAGTGTGTATGATAACTACACCTACAACTCTGCCAGCTCCTGTGCAGCAAACGTTTGATGACGTGCTACTATCGGTAAGAACACCGAACCTAATTATGAAGTTAGGTGCACTCTCTAAACGTTTGCCAGCTAAGGGTGGCAGAACATTACGTATGGCGCGCTATGATAGATTGCCTACTTCCCCAGTACCATTGGGACCAAGTGGCGCAACTCCTCCAGCGACTCCATTAAATCGTGTCGATATTGATGCTACGATGTCTTTTTATGGATTATATGTAGCAATAAATCAGCAGGTTACCTTACAAAACCAAGATCCAGTTTTGAATGAAACTGCAGAATTACTTGGTTTATCTTTACGTATGACCGAAGATCAACTAACACGTGATATGTTGGCAGCTACGGCTTCAATATATAACTGTACTGGTGGTAACAATGGTGACCTTCCAACAGATCTAGCGCTTTCTGATATTGATGAAGTGACTTCAGCATTATTAACAAATGATGCTTGGATGATCTTGGACACTATTGGTGGCGAAGATAAGTTTGGAACAGGCCCAGTACGCGATGCGTATTTAGCTTTAGGCCATACACGATTATCCAAAGATTTGAACAACATTAATGGGTTCATTTCTAAATGGAACTATCCTAATGATAATCGAGTACTCAGAAGTGAGTGGGGAAGCGTAAATAACGTTCGCTTCATGCTTTCTTCTGTGGCATCTATTTCTCCAAATGCCTCAGCGTTGGGTAATGATGTTTATAATGTGTTTGTACAAGGTATGGAAGCGTTAGCTTGCGTTGAGCAAGATAATTACTCTGCGCGATTCTTGTATAGACCGCCAGTATTTTCAGATCCTCTCTTCCAAAACGTAACTATTGGTTATGTATTTGCTGAAGTTCCGAGAATCTTGAATGATCTCTGGATAACCAACATGCGTTGTACGCTACGATAAGGAGAATACGATGTCAGTTGTTTTTACAGGAACTAATCAAGGTCGCTTTACTAGTGATGGTACAGCAGAAATTATTAAACTTAGATCCGATGTAGATTGGATGTGGGTTAAAAACCAAACAGTATCTTATGCTGGTGGTGCAGGTACTGGTGCGGAATTCTACTGGCAGCGTGGTATGACGCAAGGTAGAGGTACGATCTATACTAAAACTGCCGGAACTAACGCTCTTGCTGTAGCTCAACTTGCAGTAGGCGCAGGATTCTATTTAGTAGATTCATCAGTTAACTTGCCAGGTCCTTCTATGGCCCTTACAGGTATTACAAATGGAAATCCTCCTGTAGTAAATACAGCAAGCACCGCAGGGTTGAATAACGGTGATATTGTTCGTATTTTCTCTACAGTAGGTGCGCGACAATTAGCTGGTTTAGATTTTACTATTGATACTATTGTTGCCAATACTAGTTTCCATCTTGCAAATATGGCGCAAATAGCAGGTGCTAACCCAGGAGCGGGCACATTCCGCCGAATTCCTTTTAGCCCTCTTTATTATCCAAGTACGCGTTACATCACAAAGATTTCACAAGCTGCACAAGCTATTGTTACTTTGTCGGTAACTCATACATATACCGTAGGACAAGTCGTAAGATTCGTTGTTCCTACAGTAACTGCAGCCGCTTATGGTATGACACAACTTGATGGTCTTACAGGGACTATTGTTGATGTCGATGTAGCGGATGCTGATGGTGTTACAAATACTATTACTGTCG